ATACAAACATACCTACTACTGGATTTAATGCAGCAGTTGCACCTGCAGCCATATTACCATAGGCACTTACTTTTTCTGCTTCTTTAATGTACATGTCTAACGGAGAACCTGCCCAACTACCTGCCTCAGTAAAAGCATTTTTACGTGGGCCACGATCTCCACCACCACCGCCATCATCTTCTGCAGGTGCAGGTGTTTCTGCTTCAGTTTCTGTTGGAGCTTGACCTACAGGAAAATACCCTGCAGGAATTGGGTACACAGGTTCACCATTTAAAAATGGAATAAATAAACTTTCACCTTGTGCATTTTTGTATTCACGGTTATCTTGATCTGATGGATTAAACATAGGTGTTATAAATTTACCTGTTTGTGCTTGTATAACTCCACCCTGTGCCATTTCTTTTGGCTCATCTGAACCTTCAACAATAACTATGTCTGCCATACCAAATGGCATATCGTCAGGTAGTGTGGCTTCATCACCATTACCCATCTGACCCATAGCTTCCATTTTCTTTAAACCCATCTTAGCTTCTTGACGCATGTTCATAAGATTGTTAAGACCAATGTATCGTACAACGTCAGCAGGAAAAACAAACTCACCTTCACTTACCATAGCAGGTATATCATCACGAACTTCTTCTTTAGTAGAACCAATAGGTACATCGTTTCCAGATACAGGGTCTACTTCTCCACCCTCATCTTTTAAACCACCTTCGTTAAACAATTCCATTTGTTTTTCATACATTTTTTAGTACCTCATCTCTTAGTAATTTAAGTCTACGTAATTGATATACTGCACCTTGTGCTCTATGCATTGCAGTGGCATTATCTGATTGTTCCATTATTCTGTGTTGTTGTTCAATTAAACTATCTAAATAGTTGTCAAATTTATCCCACTGGGCTTGGTTGCTGACCAACGCCTTGAGCTTGTTGAGGTGCTCCCTGTCCTGCATTACCTGTAAATCCTTGTTCCTGTGGTAGTGGTGCTTGGCCTACGCCTATGTTACCACCACCTGCTCCTGATGTATCCATTGGGTTAGCTCCTGCAGGTGCTCCCTCTGGTGTCGGCTGTTCTGTTTGCATACCTTTCATAAGTTCTGCTTGCAGTGCAGCTTCGTCCATATTGTTAGTTACTTTGTCAGGGTCAAGGTCAAGAGACTTTGCAATCTCTCTAATAATATATTGAAACTTAGCAAATGGTGCAAGTGCAGGGTTGGAAGATACTTGCAAGAATTGCATTAGTCGTTGACTACGTACTTCGTTAGCCATCAGTGATTCAGTACCACGTGCTTTAACTTCTAAGTCACCACGCATCTCTGGGTCAAAGTCAAACTGCATATTAAATCTAAACAGCCCTTCACCAAGAGGACGTAGTAAGTAGTCATCTATATTTTTAATTACATTCTTAATGCCGCCACTGGCTGCACCCATAAGCATACTAATACCACTAGCAGTTCTACCTACACCAGATACACCTGTTTGCCCATGTGCAAATGATGGAAAGCCAGTAGACTCATCTGCTAGTACTCGTGCCTTATCAAATAGTTGTAAGTTCTCACCTGCAACGTTTGGAAACTTAGTGCCAAAGATAGCTTGTCCTGGTGCTCCACCTTGTCTCCTAAACACTTTGCCTGGATATACTGATAGGTCTTGTCCTGGAACTAAGTTAGTTTCATCCACCTCTATCAACAAGTTGCCTGACAGTACAGCATTATCTACAGCCATTCGCATAAAACCATTCATCAATGTCTGTGTATCGTCCATGTTTTCAGCAATACCTACACCAAAGAATGAGTATGGGTTTAGTTCATATGGTACAGCTTGATATGGAATACGAGCAGGTTTAAACGGATTAAGAACCATACGGATTAATTTACCATTACAAATCCATACGTTTGCTTGTAGTTCATCAAATGCTGATAGTTCATCTGGAATATCTACACCTTGATCTTCAAGCATCTCAACGTCACACATACCCCAATACTCTAGTACTTCAAATCTTTCTACACCGTGTTCTGGTGCATAGTCAGATAGATCATCTTCCCAGTATTGTTTGTCGTAGTTCTCACCAAGTGATATAGCTTCATCAATAACTGAACTACGAAAGTATGGACGTTTCTTTAATGCTCTAATTTGTGTACGAGAAAGTTTATGACGTTCAATTACATACTGTGCTTCGTCCATGCTGTTTGCATCTGGATCAGGATAAAAGTTCCACACAGATACATGAGATACCTGTGGTATTGTTTTCATTACAGGATTGTATTCACCTTCTTCATCCCAGTTAGGATACTCTTTATCTACAGCAAATGGTCCTTTCATTACACCTGTACCAAACAGTGCCATTTCAAAAGCAGTGCTTCGTAAGTGTTTAGATGCAGAGGACTCTTCTAATTGATCCTGTATTTTCTTTTGCATCTTCTTTGCTGCAATCATTGCAGGACTAAATGTAATAGCTGTAGCTGTTTTGCCTACACCCTCTTTAACATTATCAATACCCTCAAACTTATCCTTAATAGGACCAAGCATTTCATTTAATGTTTTAAGTGTAGCACCTGCAGGAAATTCTTTACCGTCACCTTTAAAACCATATGGATTAACATCTTTGTCTAAACCATTTTCACGCATCTGTTCTGGTTCAGCAGGATCAAAACTTACATCTGCAACTACACCATCTGGTAATTCGGTAGGTTCTATTGATAAAGGAAAACGATTATTAGCAAAAAGTACATCAACGATTTGTCCATATGCTGCCAAAGTTTTTGTCTTAGTAACCTTAATAAATATCCTAGATTTTTCTGCCTCAGTGAATTGTACATCTGGTCCGTATATACCCCTATAGTTTCTGTATGATTTTAACCAACGTTCTTCATCTTGCCTACGATAATCCTCAGACCTATTGTAACGTTCCATAATAAACGGAATAATTTTAGAAGTATCTGCATCTTCCTCAACAGAGTTATCTGTATCCTCTAGTGCAATTGAATCGTCTTCAATAAATATGTCGTTTTCTTCTGCCATTTATTTTTTCCTTAATATCCAAATGTTGCATCTGCTACTCGCATACCCATTGAGGTAGTTCCATGCGGATCATAGTCGAATACACTAAACCTTGGTCGTGACATTATACCATATCTTAACGCATCATACAAGTGGTCTTCTGAGTGTGTATCAATATCTTCTGGATTTTTTTTATCTAAAGGTATTGCAGGTAGTTGAGAAATCATATTTGTACAGTTGTTAAAAAACACTAGTCTTGGATTTTCTGTAAACTCATCTACTTGTAATCGTCTATGTATTTCGTTCTTACCTGCTACACGAGAACCTTTTGATCTATCTGAAGGACGCCACCTGCATCCTCTACTTACCATCTGCTCCGCAAGGCTTGGACCTGTATCGCCACGTTTATGCCATAAAGAGCTATCCAATACTCCATACTTAATATTCCCATCTTCTGCTTCTAAATCAAGAACCATATCTGCAAGATCGGTAGCTAGTACTTTACTTACGTATAGTTCTCTATAAACTATTAGTTGTTCATCAGGTGCTACAGCAAACCACACAACTCCTGATTTACTTCCATATCCGTAGTCACATGCTCTAAACTTAACCCAGTTACTTGGTATCTTAAATGGTTCAACTACATGTATGTTTCTATCAAACTCAGTAAAGGCTGCACCTTCTTTTATATCCCAGTCACCTTCTAGTAGTTGCCTACGTTGTTGTTCTGGTAGTGACAGTAGCATTGCCTCATAGTCACCTTGTTTAGATAGATATGGATTGTCAGATAGTCGTGCAGGTATAAACCTACGTTTAAATAATGCCTTACCTGCTTTCTCGTGACCTGCAGGATATTTAAGAACTTCTCCTGTTTCTATGTCTGTAGCTTCAAACGTTTTGTTTGGAGTAGCAGGATCAATAAACATTTTCTTTACCCAGTGATGGCCTCTACCTCCTGGGTTAGTAGTGGCTCTCATATACACTGGTAAATCGGGTGCAGTGGACCGTAGACGAGATCGCATGTAGTTCCATGCAAATGGTGAGGGCCATTGTGTCAACTCGTCAAAGCCTATCCAACTAAAAGCTAGACCTTGGTAACGCAGGACATCATCTTCCCTATCTAGGTAGGACATCCACAACCTCGCACCAGAGGGCGCAGTCCACTGCATCTTTCGTTCAGACCACTTTATACCCTTCCAAATTTTAGGGTACATCTCTTGTGATTTGAATATCAATTCCCTAAGTTCTTCTGTAGTATGCCGTAGGAGCAATCCTGAGAAGGCAGGATGACCCATATACCTTAATGGGTCTGCAAGCATTGCATAACTCTTACCCCCACCTGCAGAGCCGCCATATAGCACCTCACGTTCACCTGCAGCTAGAAAGTCTGTTTGTGGGCCATCATTAGGTTTAAATATAACGTTGTGTTGTTCCTCAACAGGAATCTCCTCAACGATACTAACTGGCCTTGGGGTAGCTTTCTTCTTCAAGGGCTTTTGCACCGAGGCGTTTGTTTTCGATTTCTTCTGCCTTGGCGATTGCCTTTTTCGCATAGTCTGCCCATCTGCGTAGGCTTCCAACTTTGTTTTTTCTGCGTCTTTCATTATCCAACCGTTTCTTTAATCCTACGTGAGATATAGACCGTCCTGTGTTTCTAGACAGCCAATTAGCTACCTCACGATATGAGTATTGCTTTAGATACTTCTTTGCCTCTTCAAGCATGTCAAGTTCGTTCTCAACAGGTTGAAGTATATCGGGATCGTCTTTATCTATTTCATATCCGAATGGTATTGTTCTTGATATACGTGGAATAGCAATCCATTCGTTGTCTTCTTTTATGTCGGTTGGTTGGGGTAACTTCCACTTCTGTAGAGGTTTAGTCATCTTCATCCACTTGTTTTGGTGGCATAAGCATTACACCACCCTTTGCTTCTACTTGCATCTTTTCTGTTTTAACTAGACCTGTACGATCAAGTAGTTCTTTGGCAGCTTGCATCTTATCACGAATACCTAACTCTGTAGGATCGTACAGTGCACCCACCATAGACATTGCAGCTTTCGGTGCATTACGTGCCATGTAAGTCTGCGTTGCATCTAGTATTTCTTCTTTAAGAGACTTCACTACTTCAGCAGATGATGTAGCATCAGAGTATCCTGCAAGTTTCTTTGCAGCTATAATGTCTCCACCTGCTTCATCAAACAGTACAGCTAGTAGCTTCTGTTGTTTTTCTGTTAGTTCTCTTGTCATAGTTTTGATCTTCCAAATAATAATAGAACAAAGTTTAACATGCCTCTGCCCATTTCTGTAGGTGTTGGTAGTAACCATCCTAGTAATAACAGGACCATTACCCAAGGTGGTATGTTTTGAATGTTTAGTTTTCCAACCATACCTGTTTCTACTTCTTTTAAAACTTCTGTAGTTATTACATCTCTACCTGCAGTAGTTTCTTCTGTTTGCTCTACAGACATTACTGCCTGTCTATTTTCTGCACCTATCTGTGCATTACTATTTACAGTAGGACCACCTGATCCTCCTAGCAAACCTAGAGTACTCAAACCACATCCAGATAAAAATAGAACGAGTACTAACCATCTCATTACATCAACTCAAAATGTGGTGCATCAATAAAGGGTCTACGTCCTTGTGATCTACGTAAATCTACATATGCCATCATAGCTTCTTCTGCTGACCCTTCATATGTACGAATGTCACCTTCACTCCATGCTGCTCCCCACTTAATGCTGCATCCTACTTCTTTAGCTGCCTCTTTAAATGCGTCACATATATCGTCATATACATTTAGTTCCCATGATACATCTGGTCCTACATAAGCTACCACATCTACCGCATGGCTAAAGCCGTCGTCCTGTAACAAATGTTTACTAGCCATTGTCTGTGATCTTCCTGCAGCTACGTTAGCCTTTTGTTCGTCTAAGGTTCTTACACCCTGCGTAACTCCAAAGTCTACTCCTGTTAATTGAATAGCTCTTTCAACTACTGCTGTCATGTGTGGATGTACTCCCTCAAGTCTATCCATTGATCTTTGACTTAATCTAAAACTCATCTCATGTCCTTTTTCATTGCTACCTTGTTGCCCATTGGCTTTCCTGCCATGTAAGCTGTAGCTCCCATATAAGCTGCTACCACACCTGTCTGTGCAATATAAAATAACCCAAGCAAATCTGCTAGGGCTTGAACTCTTGTATCTGTCATTAGTGGAGTAAACAAGATAACCGTAAATACAATCATCATTCCCATTGCTACCCACGCCATAAACTTTTGTGACTCAGCTTTTTCTTCACGTAGCTCAACCTCAAGCATACGTTCCTTCATTGCTATTTCTTCTGCTGTGATTTTACCGTCACCGTCTATATCAAAATCTATCACCAACTATGATCTCCTGTAACGTCTGGAAGTTTTAGCCGCAGCTTTAGGTTGTTTAGAAAACTGCTTACCTGCTGCCGTATCTTTTCTTTTCTTGGCAGTGCTTGCTGCGTACTGGGAACTAGACATTCCTTTGATTGCTGCTTCTGGCAGGTATCGTTCACCAGTAGCTTTTGATCCTTGCGTAGAAGGTTTACCACTTTTAGTTCTCCACTTTTGTTTTGTCCACTTGTCGAGGCTTTGTTGTGATTTTGCTTTAGCCATTGAACAACCACGCAAAAAATATTAAAGCACCTACTCCTGAAGCCATTATTAAACCTGTAACTGTCCATGTAATTATAGCTTCCTGTATTTCAGCTTTACGGTACTCTTGATCTTTCTTTTGCTTACGTATCCTACCTTCGGTAGCTACAAGCTCATCCCAAACAGATGGGCCATAAGTAAAACTAATCCAGTCTTTTAGTTCTTGTCTCATAGCCTGTGCTTTCTTTTTAGCTGTAAATATCTCTAGAGCTTCAGCTTCAACAGAACCACCCATAGCTTTCCACCAAGGGGGATTCTTATTTTTCTGTTCTAAGTAAGCTAGATCACTCATGCTACTAGCCCACTGATTTAGCTGACCGCCCATTTCTTGAAGGTCTTTTCCAAATTGGAATCCCTTTTTGAGAGCATTGAACGCAACCGTAGCCCCACCAATAATTGTAACTGGGTCCATTTTTAGCCTCTAGCTTTTGTAGCCGCCACCTTTGGCTTTATATTGTTTTGCAAGCATTTGGGCTTTACGTGCAGACCACTGACCTGCCTTGCCCCCTTTAGTTCCTGACTTAATGCGGTTAAACAAATTCCTACGCATACTAGGGTTAGTATAATTTCCTGCCGCATTTACTTTAGACTTTGTAGCCATATCGTAAAACTCTTTCTATATCGTACCGACCTATGCCTATATCTCTTAGCTCTGAATCGGTCATGCTATATAATTGATCACGTGCAATTCTTCGTTTTGCAGATTCAATTCTAGCTTCAATAATTTTATGGAATAATCTTTTTAACATATCTATCTCCTTTGTTAACGGTAACGTTAGCTACCAGAGATAGTTATATCATATATAGTTATAACATACTACAGATAAAAATGCAACCCCGATATGCATTTACCTGTTAGGATTAAAATATAGTCTTCCAGATATTGTAACATCAAATGTACCACCATCTTTAGAACATACAAGTTTATCACCTGCATGAAGATGCATACGTGCTGCATCTAAAACATTCAATGCAGTATTACCTGCAACAGATTTTGCTTCTATAAAATTATGATAAGTTGTATCATCTGCATGATAAAACTCTATAGTAATCTTTTGACTAGAGTTACCACCATTAGTAACCATTAACATGTCAATAGTTACATCGTGATTAGCAGGGCATGTATATAAAACATTACCACTTGCTCCACCTGAAGTGGCAGCAACTGAAACTGATTCTGTAGTGGTGGTATATTTAACGTCTGTTACCATTTACTTTTTTTTCTTTTTACGTGTAAGTTTCTTAACTACTTTAGTTGTCCATGCTTCATTCTCTGGTGTAGCAGGATCGTCCTTTACGTAGTGACCTTTAGTATTACGTGCACGTACTTTAATTGTTTCTGTAGGTACAAGTATAGTTTTTATTTCTTCTATATCAGTAACCCAATTACCGTCTACATCTTTAGAGACAACAACATTCTTGTTCATGTCCTCTACATACTGCCCCATGTTTACGACTATGTAACCTAGAGCACTTATCTTTTGTATTTGTTCTGGTGTCATTTTTTCTTTGCCACTCCACCACGTTTCATCTTCT